GAGATAATCAGTTCCTTCTTGTGATTCATAAACTGCTTTAATTTGTCCTGTAGATTCAATTCTAAATCTTGAATTTCCATTAGTAATCAAATCTATTGTATCGGCTGCACTTCTTCCTATACCTGTGTTTGTATCTCCTGTAAATGATATTACTGGAGTATTAGCTGTTGTATCATCATCTGCATATATGACACCACCAATTGTCAAATTAGAAGAATATAAACCCGCTCCCGTTACATCTAATGCAACAGTTGGGCTTGTAGTATTAATTCCCACTCTATTATTTGTAGAATCTGTTTTTATTAGATTAGTATCTACAGTTAGGTTTGTTAGTGTTGCAGATGCTCCTGTAATACTTCCACTTACTGCCACATTCCCAGTGACATCTAATGCCTCAGATGGAGAAGAGTCATTGATTCCAACTCTGTTATTAGTAGGATCGACATACAAAGTTCCTGAGTCTACGTTTAATATTCCAGTAACTGCAGTTGTGTCAGTATTTGCATTTCCTATATTTGTATTGCCGTTTAGAGTAGTAGTTCCTGCAACAGTCAGAGTGCTTGGAATATCTACAGATGTCCCTGTTGATAATCCAAGTTTTCCTAATGCAGACCCTGTCTGTATTGCAAAGTCTGTAGCTTCATCGCCCCATTCAGAATCGCCAGTTTGAGGATATGATATTGCTACTCCATTTACATTTACTGTAACGGACATTTACTTTCCTTTCTTTTTGGATATTGGCTTTTTAACTGGCATCTTAGAACCTGATTTTTTACCGTACATGTTTATCTCCTTGTAGTATTGCAAAGAGAGGAGTATTATCTCCTCTCAGTTTGGTTGTCTTACGCTACTGTAAAACCAGTAACTTTTGTACACTTAGCAGGAGCCATACAAAGTAAAGCCTGATCTGCATAAGCACGAACTTCATAACCTGCATTGCTTGGCAATTGGAGGAAGATCTCAGTTGCGTCCATCCCAGGCGTTTGGAAAGTTACGTCTGTTGCACCTACTCTGATAAACTGCTTCTTTGGAATAATAAACACTTCACCTGCTTTTACGATTGGGTGTGGTTCGATTTCGATCTTTCCATTTGCTCCGTAGAATGCAAGTTTCTGTATTCCATTTTCTGCAATACTGTTCTTGTAAGAAGAATCGTATCGTCTTAAACCTGCTTCAGTTGCTGCCAATGTATTCCAAGCACTAATAGGAACATAAGCACAAACGTCTTCCATCAATCCTTGAGCCACTGCGTTTTCAGTTGCCGAAATGATTGTGCTAAGAGACAAAGCACCACTAGCAGTATACTCATTTCCTTTGAAGAGAGTATAGGTTGTATTTGTTATACCAAAGAGAGATCCTGAAGTTGTGATGATTTTATCAATACCTAAGAAATCTTTTCCTTTAGTCCCATTAAAATACACATAAATACCACCATCAAAATTTGCTTCTGTTACTGCCATTAAAGCAGTTACACCAGTAGCAGTTCCTGTAAGACCAATTCTTTTGTAAACTGGATCAATAGAAGAAATAGTGAAAACAGAATCAGTTCCAGAAGAAATTAAAGTAGAATTATCTTCTTGGTAGAATTGCAATTCAGCCCCTACTTTTCCAGCCCATAGACCTGTAGACCATTCAGATCTATTTACGTAGTACCATGCAGTAGTAGAAGATCTCTTTACAAAGGGACCAATAGTACATGCTGATAATGCTGCTACTGTTCCGGATGCAGATGCTGTTGCTGTGAAAGTCTTAGCTCCTGTTACTGTAATAACTCCAGTAGATAAAGCTACTGAGTTTCCAGAGTCGTCGGTAAAGCTTACAGTATCGCCTGTAGTTAATCCATGGTTATTTGCAGTAGTAACGGTTACTACAGTTGTAGCTCTTGCAAAAGTAGCAGCACCTAAAGATGATCCACTTGAACCAGATCCTGAACCATTTCCAAGAGAAGATCCGCCATAAAAAGCAGATAGTTCAAGTCTATTAGACATGGACTCAACCATGTTTTCAAACAATGTGCTTGTTGCATCTGCAAAAGCTTCTTTGTTAGAAGTTGCGGCTGCTGCTGCTTTATAGGAAATCTGAGATTGTAGTACTTTTTCAGCTCCACGAACTTGAGCATTCTTGGTTCCCATTGCCAATGCACCGTTAAGAGCAAAAGCAGTGCCGTCCCCATCGTTATATGTAAAGCCTTGTTCAGCTTGCAATACAACAGGAACATTGTAATAATCACCAAGTTTTTTACGTCTTTCAAATGGAACTTCTTTGATGAATTTTGCAGACTCTGGGATTAGATTAATAAGAGAGTCCCCGTAGATTTGTTTGTAAAAGCCATTCAGTGTGGCTAATGTATTTGCACTCATTCGAATACCTCGATAAATTTATTAATGCAATTTTTTTAAGACTTTGCTTGTCTCGGTATATCGAATCAGGTTGACCCTTGTTGTATTTATTGCGTGTAAGTTTTTCGCTTATAGGAGATCTAATGAGACCATTGATACTTTTATGACCATAATAAAAAAGTTGTCAAGTCATTTTTAAAAAAATGGGTATTGCTACCCACAAACACCAAACTATGACTTAATCCTCTCTGCTAGTTGTTTCCGCCATTCTTCTTTAGTAATCTTCTTAGAGTTCTCTCTGGATGATCTTGGTTGGGATTGAACTGAATTGCTTGTCGGTTTCTTGAGTCTGGCAAGATCTTCCTGTCTGATCTGCTTGAGGAGATCCTCACCGATATAATTAATTCGATTAGTAGAATCCATAGACTTTAAGATCTGAGAATTAAGATTTCTAAAGTCTTCCTCTACTAAAGGAATAACCTGTTTAGGATGAATTGCCAATCCTCTTTGTTCTGCAATTAGCATGTAGTTTGCAATTCGCCTTACCACGTCTGCAGACTTAGGAAGAGTACTGTTCTCTAGTGACTCGATAATCTGAGAAGTGATTTCCTGTTGTGCTTGTGCTTGTGCTTGTTCTACTTGCTCCTGTTCTCTTCGAGTCATCTCTTCTCGGTATTGACGTTCTAGCTCATCCCTTTCTTGCCTAACTCTTCTCAGTTCTTTCTCACTTTCTGGCAACATGTCTTCTTCGATTGCTTGTGCCAGATACTGTTCTGCTAGTTCCCTAGGATCATAGCCCGCTCTTTGCAGTAGCTCGAAAGGATTCTTCTGGATTAATTCCGCAATTTCCTTTACAAGCTTTTCCTGTTTAGATGCCTGCAAGCTTCTTTGGTCTGCTGTTTTCTGGGCTTTGTATGCTGAGACCAAAGACTTAAATTCCTTGTCGGTCAATTCTTCATTGTCTGGCAATCCCCAAAGTGCTTTCAATTGCTTTTCATTGATTTGCAACACATGACCATCGACATCTACTTTGGCTTCTCTGAGTTTTAGTATTGCAATTGGTTCTTGTGTTACTACTTCTTCTGTCGACTCAATTGGTTCTGAACTACTTTCTATTTCACTTGATTCTATTGTCTCTTCCATATTATTCTCCTTCTATATTTTTTTCTTTTCTTAATTTTTCAAGTGGAACCCAATTAAATTCTTCTTTTAATTTCCAATGTGTTGTTGGATGACCTCCACCATACATAATATATTTTATTCCATATTTAGTTATTTTTAATATTTCTATTTCAAGAACACTATAGGCACCATCATTTTTTATCAAATATCTATTTCCTTCAGTAAACCCATTAAATTTTTTCATATTGGCACCGCACTAGCTCCACTTGGAGTCTGGTATCTTTCTCCAGTCATTGGATTGGTTGGCAAGTTTGGTAAAGCTCCTGTTGTCTGTTCCAATGGGTTGACACTTGCTCCCTGTGTGACTTGATCTATTGGGGGTTGACCCTGTGGAGGAGTTGCAGGAGGAAGAGACTGTATACCTAGAATAGCAAACAGGTTAGGATCTCCAGTCTGTAATTGTTGTATGTGTTCTTGCATGTGCTGTAAGACAATAGATACTAACTCAACATTGTTTCTGGCTTCTGGACTATCTAACAATTGTTTGTGTTCTTGTATATGCATAGGATGATTGTCAGTCACAAGAACAGGAGGATCAATACCATCGGACATTTGTTCGTTCTCCTGTGCTATTAGCATGAGTTGTCTTTGCACCGGATCAAGGATTGAGTCAAGTCTTCCATTCTGTAATACTGAGAAATACATGTCACTATTCTTTATAAATCCATACTGAAGAAGAGTATCTGCTATTTGGATCTTACCTGCAGTTGTTTTACTCAAAGGATTGCCCATGTCAACAATGACCCGTTGAACATTCTCCAAATCTTCTCCCTTGAACTCTTTCATGTATGGAGTATTCATCTTTCCTACTATCGTTGCTACTCTTGGAACGGCTGCATAGGATTTTAACATGTTAATAATTGCAGTTCCCGAGTCTTCTAATAGTTGCACGTATCTCTGTTGTGTCAATTGTAAGAACTGAATTGCCTGTGATGCTACCAATGCCAAGGCTGCCCCTGACTTGAGACTAGCTTCTGGATTTCCTCTTACTACTGAGTTGATGCCTGATATGCTTTCCATCTCATTGATTAATTCTTTGTATCGGTTGAATATCTCTACAGGAGTTGCAGTCAAATTCATTGGTTCAGGCTTTCCCATCTTGGCGTCATACTGAACTATGTTAAGACCTCCCACTAATTCCTCGACATCCAAGTTTGATCCTTTCGGGACTAAAACATTTTGCACTCCAAAGGCTTCTTGGTTAGTCTGGATTGTAGATGCCAATCCATCGATTGCCCTTTGTATAGGTAGCATATCGAAAGATACTGTATAACCAAAAGGACTCGCATAGATTGATCCAGGGTGAAGTGCATAGACTGGTATCTCAGGGTATGGAAGATCACTGTCAAAGATGACGGTTCCACCTTCGATAAACTCTGAATACCTACCGTTGGGAACTGATTGAGTCTTATCGTGATAAAAACGATAGAATGGGATAAGATCCGAGTCTGTGATTTTATAAAAGTCTAAAAAGTCATTTTTAAGATTCTGACTAAACATCTCTGAGTTAATTATATCGTCTGCAAAATCAGGATACTTCTTTGCCAATTCATACTTGTTTACAAACTCTCTTACAATAAGCCAGTTTCTATCTTCAAACTTTCTTAGGTATGGATGCCGTATGATATCAATCCCAGAACATGACGTAAATTTAATGTCACCTTCTCTCACTGGTTCGTTGTTCTGTCCTACACCATACTCTCTTCCTAGTGCTACATCCCAATTAAGAGCCAAGTATCCTTCACCACTCCAGATAGCAAACTCGACTGCATCGGCTACATACCTTTCAAGTCTCTTCTCTCTCATGTAGTAATCTAAGAGACCCTGTGCAAGTTTAGTCTGTGCTTGACTAGAGTAATCGTTGTTTACTGCTCTCGCATCGAATGTCGGTCTCTGTGAGACTGTGATAGATAGGATAGCTTGCAAGATTGATCTAAAGTGATTGACATACAAGAAAGAGTACTCTCCTGACTCCCCACCTCTGACCGTATCTCCTAGATGGAAGCCTGCTCTAAAATATTGCCTGTAAGACTTTCGCCATAGATCCAACATACCGTTTAGTCTTACATATTGATAGTAGTCATCCACTTTCTTTTGTAGTTCCCCACCTATCTCATCTACTGGTAAATTGGCGTAGTATACTGCATTGCTTTCTAATTTAGTTTTGGTTAACATTTTCTTCTTTTCCTATTTTATTTATTTCATCTTGTAAGTATTTTATAAGCATTTTTTCAAATTCATCTTTACCATATATTAATTTTAATTCGTATAATCTACTTTCTATCCTACGTTTTTCATGCAATGGGTATTCTTTTTTCATTATCTTCTTCCAAACATTTTTCTAATTTTTTGCAACATCTAATTATTTTTTCACATGCGTTAGGAAATCTAAAATTTAATTGTTCTCTTATTAAACTCCAATGAATTCCTGGGTTAGCTCCATCTTTTACCATATTTTCTAAATTACCAACAAGCCCTTCTTCATATCTCAATTTTAATTCTTGTAATTCAAGTTCTATCCATGTTATATAAGCATAGGGATCTTTCGTATTATAACCTTCTATCTGAAATCTATAATCAAGTATGTCTTTTAACGATTTAACACGAAATGTCATTGGTACATCATTACGTAACATTAATATATCATAGATATCTTTAAAACTTAAATTGCTAATTTCTCCATATCTCCACCCAAATTTCGTGTTTAAATTTCCTAGTGAATTCATCTTCTGAACATCCTTTTTAAATTTGCTCTCTCTTGATTCTCTTGCTGATAATTAATATGATGCGTATAAGGTGTTGCTGTCCCTGTGAATGGCACTGGATTGGAATACTGATCCAGATTTCTAATCATATAGATCAATGCAGCCAATGCATCAAAGTGACCATATAAATCCGATATGTCAAACTGTGTTCTTTGTTTGTTCCAGATTGCACTTGTAAGACATCCTATCAATTCCCTGCATATACTTGAAACTCTTAATCTTCCCTGTGATATAAACACTCTTACTTCATTGACCATTGCCATGAGAGTATCTTTGTTTGTTGGTGCAAAGTGGACATTATGCATAAGGCTCATGTCCTGTAATAGGATCACATTGTTATTGTCTGCAATCCTCTTCGGTTCTACCATGCTAGGAAACAAGACTGACTCCTTATACTGAATAGTTCTAGCAATGAGATCCGTTGTTGTGTCCTGTCCTGTAAAGACTGACTCATCTACTATCTGTAATGCACTCTTTCGAAAGTCATAATAGCCATACAATACAGCTGTCTTATGCCTTCCACCTATATCCATGACTGTATAGTTATGGTAGTACATTCTCCATGCATCCAGCTCTAGTTCTCCGATGTAGCTCTCATTCCATTCAGGGATAACAACAATCTGTTCATCGACTACAAACTGGCAAAGATACTCTCTTTTCCATGTAGTCGAGTTGACTCCACCTGCTTCTTGACAATACTCCTCTATTGTTTCCTGATCTATACTAGTATTGTCATAGATCGTAAATAGAGAATAGAATTTTCCTAGTTGTGCCTCTGTGCAAAGTCTATTATAATAGTGAGCAGGTGTCCTTGGAGGTGTACTACTCACAATCGTTCTTCCTCCTGTGGTTAAAGTTTGAGGCATGAGAATGTCTTTCAGAACGTATTCCAGATCATCTATAAAACCTGCTTCGTCTATTAAATTCAAATCTGACTCATGCCCTCTGAGATTCTCGGCATTTCCATTGTCGCATCCTGCAATATGTATTTCACTGCCATTCTGGAATACATACTTATTATCCTGACTCTTAAAGTCTGGTTTCAATTCCTCTGGGCAATCGGAAAGGATCTTTACCATAATGGGTTGGATGATTTCTTTTAATTGTTTGGATGTCGGTGCTGCAAATCTTACATGGACTTTGCTTTTTAAAGCATGTTCGATAGCAATAAGGCATAGAGTATAAGACTTTCCAAATCTACGAGAACAGTTGACCACATGCTTTTTATTATTACCTTTTGTTATCTGGTTATACAAATCTATTTGATGATCTTTTAGTTTGTAGTACAAATCTCCTATTTTCCATCTTTCCTCAATAAGATTTTTTATTAATACTGCTCTTTTTTCTAAAGTCAAATTCATCCGTTGTTTGTATCCAGTTCTGATTTTAACTTATTAATAATCTTCCTTGATTCTTCTTGTGTGAGATCCGACTGGAATGTGTTCTTGTTTTCTGCCAATAGCTTGTCTGGTATCTTACCAAAACTAGAATCCATTAATTCTTTAAAAGCTTGTACATCTCCCTTTCTGGCTTTCTGAATTAGTGCAAGTGTTATAATGTCATATTGAGTAAGCTTTTCACTTTGTCCCGTGATGGGGTTCTTCATGGATTCCGTAGCTTCTAGCCATTCTCGGACTATGGTAGATCTGCTTCTAGATCCTTTAGTCCTACCAGAATTTAAAGGTTGATTTGTGGATGAAAATCTAGTGTGTTTTGGTGGGTTATTCTTCCCGATTATTTCCCGATTATCTGAAGAGTCCCGTGAAAGTGAGTTTGATTGCTTTTTTCCCATATTTTTTAGCTATCACTTTTGCTTTTTCGTTGTAAGTATTGATAATAGGGGTAGCCAATTCCTTGGCTTTTTCGTAGTTGATCTCCCCTGCCATTAGTCTTATTTTGATTGGTTGGATTTCTTCTTTTAAGTTCATAACTATACTGTAAAATATTCATACTAATATACCAGTATTTTTTTTAATATCTAAGATTTTCAATGGTGCGCATCGGTCGGAACTGCCCCGCCTTCCTCAAATGGATTTCTGATTGCATCACTATCAATGCTTGATACGCTTTTAAGTTTTCTATCTTGAATACTTATGTTTTTACCTTTATACATACCTGCTTTCATTTCGTCAATCTTAGAAAAAGGCAATATTGGAACTGTTATTTTACATAACTTATCAATTAGATAAATGTATCTAAGTTGAAAGCCAATAAGTTTTTTTGCGTTTATTTGAGCCATTAATTTAGTTACAGACCCACTCATATTCCCTGTTTTTTTTCTTATTTCATTTTGTATTGGAGTTGGTCTAGATGTTGCAAAATTCATAGTATGATATTTTTTTCCGTTCTCCAATTCCCATAATTGGGTATTTTTTTTTATAGCTGTCAAATAAAAACCAGTAGCTCTATAAATAGATCCATCCCCACATTGAGTTCCATCTGCAAAACTTAATATCCATTTAATATGTGGAGCATTTTTCTTTATTAATTTTATACTTATTGCAATACATCTACTTTCTGAATTCTTTGGCAACCAATCATCAAAAGCCATTCTATTCAATTCTAACATTTCATTCCATAAACTAGGCTGAACCAATGGGAGTACTTTAGATTTATCCAATGGAGATCCATAACTCAAAACCCCATGCAATTTATTATCAAGAAAACAACCAAAATGTAATGAACTATTTTGAACCACCTTCCCTGAGTAATGATATTTTTTAATAAATTCATTTCCTAATTTTGATGAAATAACTTTTACTGTAATATCTTTTACTTTTGACATTTAGTTACCAATAAATAAAGAGCATTCCCATTTGAATTTTCATTTCCAAATGTTTCTACGTACTTATATTCTTCTGTTTGTTTAATATCCGATATTGCATTTTCTATAAAAATAACTTGTTCATTGGAAAGGGTAAATGTCATTAACTGAAATGGAGCTTTATCTCCATCTGGCAAACTAAACTCATCACCCATTTTATTTTCATCTACATTAAACCCAGGTATATCCAAACCCCAGTCTTGTAACTCATCCGAATCCCACTCATTGGCAAGCATAGCCCAATCCCATTCACCAAACCCTACATTGTCTTTTATAATAAACTCTCTCTGTTGTTCTGGCGTGAGATCACTTGCCTTGATGACTGGGATCTCTTTCAATCCTGCTTCTTTGCAAGCTTTGAGTCGCATGTTTCCACCTAAGACAACCATCTCATCATTAACTACGATCGGTCGTATTTCAAGCATTCTCGGAAAGTCTATGATAGATTGAACTAGCTTTTTAAATTTATCATCTTTGATAATTCTAGGATTGTTTGGATTGCTTTTAATATCCTTGATTGGAATATGTGTTGCATTCATGACCAAATACCCATATAGAAATATTTACCATCATAAATTATATTCCTTGTGCAAGTCATTCTATTATAAGTATAATTCATTCTTCAAATCCTCACATAATTGTATAATATTATTACACCAATTTTTATATATAACCTTTGTTGTTTTAAAAGAATTTGCAAACCAATATAGTCTAGTAAGATTGTAATGTTCTCCATCGTTCATCTTTCTACCCCAAAAATTATATTTTGGTTTATCCATATATTTTACAAATCTACGTTCATAATATTGTCTGTGATGATTTATCTCTTCCTGCATGTCTTCAATATAAGCTCCAATGTTTTCAATTTTCTCCTTTGTGCTTTGAGGATCAAAAGTAAACTTGTATTTAATCGTATGGATGAAGGATGGAAATTCGTTTTCTAGCATTATACAATTTTACTCACTGGCTTATTACTCCACATTGAACATGACCAATACTTAGGACTAGTCTTATCCTTTGCATCCTCGCAATTATGCCTAGCTCTAAAACTGGCTTTACGTTCTGGATCATCTCTCTTGATGGATAAGTTAGGATCTCCGAAAGTGACTTTGACAATCTTTCCTGTTGCCTTGTTCTTCACATAGACTCCAAACTTCTTTCCTGATCCCTTTGGTAGTCTGAAAGGTTTATTCAAAATCTTATCCATCCCTCCTCCTCATGCCCTGTGCAACTCGGATATTACTAACCTGATCTTCTAAAGCCTTCAATCGATCCTCTATGGAATTGACATCAATATTAATCTCTATCGGTTTTCTAATCTCTCTAAGATAATAGAGTACTCCTAAAATAAATTCTGTTGAAATTATAACCAATGCTAAAGAAAACCAAATCATAAATTTATTCTAACCTTATTTATTGTTTTGTCAATCTTAATTTTAGTGCCGTCTTTTTTCCTTCTACAATCATAGACTCTGCGACCATTCCCATTCTCATTAACCAATTAATTGCCCTGGTATTGTTGTCGTATAGATAGCAAATAAACTCCTCATGTTCTCTTGTAAGATGTTCCCAAAATCTTTGTAAATTTTCATGCGTCCTAAAATCAGGATGCACTCCAAAAGAATAGAGAACCCATTCCCCATGAGCAAAAATAAACACAAAGAAATAATTGTCCTTCTCACTAATCACACAATAGGAGTCTGGATAGGTTTTCAACGTGTCTTGAATACGTTTCACAATCTTAACAGATACTTTGTCATTATCTATAACAAAATCAGGATCACAGTATTTATAAAGTTCTTTGTCCTCTGTAAAGATCTCGACTATCCTAAGCCATTCCAATGGAGTCAAAATTCATTTTCCTCCGAGTATACCCCAAAAGGCTTTGCAGGTTCTTTTTTCTCTATCTTGTCTGCAATCCTAACCACTCCCCCGTTCTGAGTCTTAAATATTACTATCTGAATTTTCCTATCGTAAATATAAAAATGTCCTGTAGTGTATGAATGTCCCTTTTGACTTTGTCTATTCCACAAAGCACCTATCTCTAATTCCTTGTAGTACAGTTTCAAGTCTGGTTGTGTGTCTGCATTTCTCTGTGTGTTTTCCCTGACTTCTAGTTCTGCGACTGGATGAGTCGGAACATGGAGGAAAATCTTTTCATCCTTATAATGACCTATCTGCATATTTATCTCCTGTAATTTTTTCAATAGTTGTCTTGATGTAATCTTTAATGTAGTACTCGTATTTTGTAATAGCCATAAAGTCATCCGATGTAAATCTAATTAGCTTATAACCTGCCAAGATATAATCATTGTATTTCCGAACATCGTTGGCATACCCAAACCCTCTTGTATGTCTGCCTTGATTCCATATACCACCTTCTATTTCTATAAGAACATTGTATTTCTTAAGAAAGAAATCTGCTCTGAATTTTCTGTTTGGTATAGGACAAAATTCCTCTATAAAATCTATGTTATTGAATATTAAAAACTTCTTAAACGGTTCTTCATATTTTTGCTTTTGACTTATATACTGAGATCTCTTAATCTTGCCGATGTTGTTCCGGATGTTACTGCTTGGCATTTCTTTCTCTTATCAATGCTATTTTTAACTTCTCTCTGTCTGACAATTTCAAATCTGTCTCTTCATAGACATTGCCGATAGTTCCCATAAAGTCAAATAGTGCCATCTGAAATTCTGGAAATAGCTTGTAGTTTGTTTTTATATTATTCATTATTTTTTTCCTTCAAAGTGATATCTGGTTGCTTCACAATACTCTTCACGTTTTCTATTTAAACTTTCAATTAAATTCTCATTGGTAACATAATCCTCATCCCACCAATAATAATCTAATTCATTATCTACATTATAATACTCGATGTAGTAATAAATTTTTTCATCATCATCAATCCATTTTTCTTTAAGTTTTATCATTTTGTTCACGTTCCATTGCGTTAATCACATCCAAATCTTTTTCTATCTTTATAACTGCATCTCTATATTTTCTATAATAACTACTAATCCCACTGGCATACATAAAACTCATGAGTAGTACTATTTCTTTGTCTTTATCTTTGTGAGACAATTTATCAAACTTATATTGTAAGAATCTTTTTCTAGCAAACTTTAAAAGTGAAAAGTATTGTTTCATCTTATTCTATTTAATGGGAGTGAGCAACCACTCCCATTCAGACATAATAAATAGTTTCTATCTCCTTGTTTTATTTTGGTTAATTTCCGTTGATACGGTAAACTAATATTACTTATCATTTTACTCATGTCTATTATTTTTTTTATGATCGTGAAAAATAAATAAAAATAATAACAATCCATAAGTAGCCCCAAATGTAATACCATCCAATAAAGGCATCATTCCAGATACATAGCCAAAAACAAAGGAGATAGCTCCAAATAATATAAACTCTATAATAGATCCTTGTTTCATATCAATTCTTCTTTGGGTATTTCTTATCATACTCAGGATCAATCTGTTCAACTGTTCTCTCTATCTTATGAGTTCCATTGTGATTCCTGATTGCTAACTTAATCGTATATATTCCAAACACCATTGTAAAAACTATAGCAAACATCATAAACAATATCTCTTTCAACATGATCTATAGCCTCTTTCCCAATCTGTAACTCTCAATTTTTTTCTCTCCTCGATCTCTCTCATTACTTCTTCTACATTATCTATCGGATGATAGTTTGTTTTATCATCAACTTTAATTCTTTTTAATTTTCCAGTGTTCACAAGTGACTGATAAAGATGTTTCTTGATATTAAACTTTTCTATGATTTCTGATTTGGTGTAGTATTGTTTACTCATTCCATATCTCCATTATCTATTATTCTACCATACCCCCACGCATTAAGAGTATGCTCAAACTTTCCAGTCTGTCTTACAAGCTCTAGCATCCTACTTGCAATCTCATTGATTTCCAATTGAGCATGTTCTGATTTTCTTAGTTTTAAAAAGTTTGCAAAACTTCGCATATTGAACATGACATCACTCTGAATTTGACTGTTATAAGTCTTGAAATACCTTGCTGACTCTTTCGCTCTTTTCCGTCCGAGAATAGGAGTTAATTGATTTAAGCATTCATGATATAATCTATTTGATTCTTCTGTAAAATCTTGTATGATTTTATCCCATGTGTGAAAGTTTGCCCTGTAAGATGGTACATCCCCATCGCACATTTCAATCTCTTGTGTAATTTCTAAATCTATCCAATCCTTTGGAATATAAAACTTATCTTCTTTCAATTCTTTGTATCTCGCACTCTCTGCATTAACTGAAGATATTCTGTGTTTAATGATTTGTATATGGCTAGCAATATCACAATTAACAAGGAAATGCACTACACCCTTTTCGAATGGAGTCTCATGACCATTAGACCAAAGATCTTTCAATAGCCTTGGAATACGTTCTCTCTTCTCCTCTGTCAATTCTCTTGACGTGCTTGTCCATGCACTGCAAGCAATCGTCTCATCATCTCCATAGATTCCAATTAGTTCAACTGAGTTATTCATTTATTAATATTCTCCATTTTTATAATAATTTATGAAAGTTATCATTTACCAATTTATTTATATCACTAGGACTGTCTTTTGATTCTAAATATAATTCGTCATACAAATCAATATCGTCAATATCGAATCCAGGCATAAGTTTTGTAGTATAAGGATCGTATGTATCATTTAAATATTCGTACTCAGATTCATATAATTTATCTCTTAACGCTCTACTATACAATATTAAATTATTACATCTATTATTGATAACTTTTTTAGTAAAAGAAATTCCATTGTCTACAACATTAAATTTTACAACTTTAATTTCATCTCTTAATTGTTTTAACCAGTAATCAATTTCTTCTATGTAATTAATTTCATTCATTTTCTAGTTTATCTCTCAACGCTCTACAAAATACTTCAAGCATATTACAGTCATACATTAATTCACTTTTATTAAAATATATCATATCTTCAAGGCTATCCCAAATGCTTTCTTTGTTTCCAAATTTAATCAATTGATCGTTCATTGTTTGCATGTCAATTTTAATATTATCTATACAATTATCTATTTTTAATATTAAATACTTATCCATTCCCTTTCATCTTCCTATTTAATGCCAAGTACTCATTCTCTTCGCTTAAATCCAAACTTCCATTCGACATCTTAATCCTCAATAGCTCTCCGAGTCTTTCTCTTTCTTTATCGGTTATCGTCTGATCTGTTGCCTGATATTTTTTATCCAATGCATCAATATTACTTCCCTTGTCCTGCATAGCCTGAAGGAGTTCCGGAACTGTCCTCAATCCCATTGCATGGATATCCTCATCCGAGTAGTGTGGTCTGGAGAGTGCCTCGGCTTTGATCCTCTCCCTTTCCAGGTATCTTTCCTCTTCTCGGATCCTGCCT